ACGGCGTGCTGCGCAAGACGTCGGCGCCAAGCAAGCGTGACGGCAGGGACGTGCCGTGCGTGGTGGTGGGTGAATGGATAACGGGAGAGGAGGCGGGTGTATGATGGCCAGCGAGATGGGTGGCGTTGGGGGCGTTTCCGCACGTTCCGCACTTACCGCACTTACCGCACTTATGGTGCGGCGTGGTGCCGAGGGTGCGGTAAATACGGCAAGAAATCTTCCGCCGCACCACTTGCATATATATATGCAAGGTGCGGAGAGAAGTGCGGGCGTATTTATTCAAGGTGCGGAGATTGTTTTGATGGGGATGCGTAGGGGGCATGGTCATGGCTAAGCATAAAGGGCGTCGGCCTACGGCAAAGCAGATAGCGTCGAAGGGGACGTTCACGGTTGGTGAAAGGACGGAGCCTATACCGGCGGCTGTCTGGGGTCAGCTGGAGCCGCTTGATCGGGTGGCGCGGGAAATGACAGAGCGGTGGGGTGACACGCTGCCGTCGCTGGTGTCGCCGGATCTGGCGGGCAAGTTCGAGGCGGCCTATGAGGCGCTGAAGCAGGCGGTCGTCGAGCGTGACGTCGTCAGGACGAACAAGATCGCCACGCAGCTCATGGCGGGGTGGAAGCGCATGGAAGCGGAAGCGGAGGGCGTAGGGCATAAGCCGCTGTCGCCGCACGCTTGGTGCGTGGAACTGGATGGCGGGCAGATCGTGTGCTTCGCGAGGCAGGGATGCGCTGAGCTGCGCAGGCGGTATCCGCAGTGGGTGGTCTACTCGTTCGAGGATGCCGCGTGCATACTGAAGCAGCACTTCAGCGAGGCGTTTCTGCAGAAGGCGTTTGAGACGTTCCCCAACGCGAAGGTGACGCGTGTGGTGGATGGAAGTGGCAACGGAAACATAGAGGATGATATACCATGGTAACGAGGGAAGATATTTTACGCACGGCGGGTGATCTGATCACGGGCGACAGGCAGCGGACGTATGGTTCAGCTAAGGCGTCGCACGCGACCATTGCTGGCATGTGGTCGGCGTATCTCGGCGTGGACGTGACGGAGGTGGACGTGGCGGCGATGATGGTGTTGCTGAAGGTATCGCGGTCGCGCTCAAGCGATCACTCGGACAACTGGGTGGACGTGTGCGGTTACGCTGCTATCGCGGGCGAATTGGAGGCGTCAGGTGGGTAGGGTAGCCTGCGAGGCGTTTGGGTGCCTAATCGAGGCTCTGAGGGAGCGTGAGGGCGTGTTTAGCCTCTGCGGCAGACACGCCGACGCTCAGACGCCCGCGCGCGGATACATCAACCTGACCAACTGGTCAACATTGGTGCGGTACAATGATACCACTCTGCAATGCGGCAATATCGCCAACGATACAACCATAGATAGGTGTAAAACGCTAACATGCTGATATTGCTACATAATAAATTTAACATAATAACGATTATGCGATTCCAGCTGCAAATCCTGACCATCTGGTCAAATTTGACCCCCCCCACTTCGCGCTCAGGCGGGAGCGTGTGTGTATAGAAAAGCGCACACACCCCCGCACCCCCGCACCCCCTACGCGCTTGCCATACCCATGGCCCCGCGCTAAAATTTCCCGCGTACAAGGAGAAACGCAATGGCAGGCAAGGCGTTACGCAAGCGCATATTGACGGAGGTCGCCTCCAACGGAGGCGCAGATTGGCTGTTTGACCAGATCGCGTCGGGCATCACCGTCGCCGAGTTGGCACGCCAATACGGCTGCACGCGCAGCTATGTTAGCAGGAGCCTGAACAGCGTTCCCGAGTATGCCGCCGCGCTGACCAAGGCTCGCGGCGAGGCCGCGGATGCGCTGGTGGAGCAGGGCTTGGAGATGGTTGACGGGTTGAGCGGCGCCAGCAGCCCGACGGAGATCGCTGCCACGCGCGAGAAGGTGCAGTGGCGCAAGTTCATGGCTGGCTCGATGAATCAGGATCGCTACGGCACGCGCCCGCAGAGCAATGTCACGCTTTCCATTGGGGATCTGCACTTGGATGCGCTGCGCAAGTTTAGCTCCGACATGAAGCGCGTGAACAGCGACGCCGAAGCCGCCACGATTGACGCGGAATATGTGGAGGTGTCGGATGAGTGAAGCCAACCCGTTTGACGACTTCGTTGTCGAGTACTACGACGACCCCGTGCGCTTTGTGCGCGAAGTGCTTGGCGCCGACCCGCTGCCATATCAGGCCGAGTTTCTGGCTGCCATTGCGTCCGGCGAGCGCAAGATCAGCGTGCGCTCTGGTCACGGCACCGGCAAGTCCACGTCTGCCAGCTGGGCGATGCTTTGGTTTCTGTTTCTGCGCTTCCCGAATAAGGTTGTCGTCACCGCGCCGACATCTGGCCAGCTCTTTGACGCGTTGTTCGCGGAGATGAAGCGGTGGATCAACGAGCTGCCGCCTAATCTGAAGGACATGGTCACGGTGAAGTCCGACCGCGTTGAGCTGACGGCGGCGGCCAGTGAGGCGTTCATCTCGGCCCGCACGTCTCGCGCCGAAACGCCGGAGGCGCTCGCCGGCGTTCACAGCGAGCATGTGCTGCTGGTCATCGACGAGGCGTCAGGTGTGCCGGAGAAGGTGTTTGAGGCTGCTGCTGGCAGCATGTCTGGCCACAGCGCCACCACGGTGCTGCTGAGCAACCCCACGCGATCCTCTGGCACGTTTTACGAGAGCCAGACGCGCCTCGCGAGTAGCTGGTGGACGCGCCGATGGTCATGCGTTGACAGCCCGCTTGTGTCCGACGAGTTCGTTGACGAGATGCGCGCGCGCTACGGGGAGGAGAGCAACGCGTTTCGCATCCGCGTGCTTGGCGAGTTTCCGCTGGCAGATGATGACACGATTGTGCCGTACCACTTAGCCGAGGCCGCGATGAAGCGCGACATCGAGGTTGCGCCCAACACGCGCGCCGTGTGGGCGATTGACCCTGCGCGCTTTGGCACCGACCGCACCGCGTTCTGCAAGCGCGAGGGCAGCGTGATAACGGAGATCAAGTCGTGGCGCGGGCTTGATCTGATGCAGACCGTTGGCCGCGTGATGGCAGAATACGATGCGCTGCCCCCGTCGCAGCAGCCCAGCGAGATCCTTGTTGACAGCATTGGCATAGGGTCGGGCGTCGTGGATCGGATGCACGAGCTTGGCGCCCCCGTGCGCGGCGTAAACGTGGCCGAGGCGCCGTCGATGAAGGAGACGTATAACAACTTGCGCACGGAGCTGTGGTTTAAGTGCAAGGCGTGGCTGGAGGATCGCTCCTGCAAGCTGCCCAACGACGACGAGCTGCTGTCTGACCTGACCGGCATCCGCTACGCGTTCACGTCTTCTGGGAAGATGGCTGCCGAGAGCAAGGACGCCATGCGCAAGCGCGGCCTGCGCTCGCCTGACCTTGCCGACGCCGTGTGCCTGACGATGGCGTCAGACGCGGCAACGGCCCTGAGCGGGCCGATGTCACGTTGGCGTGGCGCGCTCAAGCGCAACCTGCAGGGGATTGCTTAGGGCTTGTGCGCCTCGATGGCCTGCAGGCTGTCGAGGACGTCGTACCATGAGTAGTGGCACGAATACTCGACCACGCCCGCATCGACGTATTTGTCGGCGCCGTCGATCCAATACATGTATTGGCGGCTGCCGTCGAAATATGTGTCGTATTGGCTTTCGATGGTGAAGCCGAGCTTGGCGGCCAGACGCTTTGCCTTGGCGCGGTCGCTGTCGGCAGGCTGCGCTGCGCGCTTTGGCTTGGCCGCTGCCATGGGTTTGGTTATCGCGCCCATTGACTGCAGCTCGAACACTTCGGCGACGCGTGCACGGCGCTTGACGCGCTTGTCGCGGATTGATGTGGGATCGCCGAGGATGCCACACACGATGCGGCGGCCTTGCACAAGCTGCCAGTGCCAACCCGCGACGACCAGAAACACGCGGTCGGCGGTGCGCTGCTTGACGGTGTGCTTGAGCCACGCCGCCAGCGTCGGGCCTTTGCTGCGGCTCAGCGCGAGGCCGAAGCTTTCGCGCTTGCTGTCGACGCCGCACATTTCGAGGGAGCGCTTGACTTCCCATGTGCTGGTGCCGGTGACTGACTTGCGCCCGCTGACGTGACGGATCAGGCGCGCAGCCTCGCCAGTGGTCATGCCTGTGATGGCGCTGATGACGGCTGGTCCGCAGTAGCGGTTTTTGTCTGCTTTGGTTTCGCCGTGGTTGATTGATTTGATTTTTAGTTTGGTCATGTTGCCCTCCCGAGCGTTGCGGGGCCGCAGCCCCTGTTGATTTATACCTGACGTTAACATTTTGTTAACATAGGTACAACCCCCTAAATACAGCTATTTGCATTTTTCTGAAAAAAGTTTACCCTCCCCTTACATGGACAAGCGCTCCTGCTCGCGCTATCTATACCTCAAGCGAGTTTCCTCCCTGTCTCGCGCAACTTGGCCCCGCCGCGTTCCTCCCATTGCGCGCGCGGGGTTTCTTTTTGGCGTTTTAATGTTATTATGCTGGAAGATATAACGGAGGTTACGATGCCAAAAGTTGGATCGAAGCACTACGCGTACACGCCCAAAGGCATGGCGAAAGCCAAGGCCGCTGCCAAGAAGTCTGGCAAGAAGGTGTCATACGCGAAGAAGAAGAAGTGATGTGGACGGCGCTGCTTTTGCTTTGCAGCGTCGAGCGTGGCTGCTTTGCGTTTGGCAGCCCCGTGATGCAGAGCGAGAGCCAGTGCATACAGTCCATACCAAGCGGGCTGGAATACGCGCGGCAGATGTTTCCTGCGTACCGCGCAACGGATTATCAATGCGTCCAGTGGGGCGAAGGAGCATAGATGGCCAAGGGTTTATACGCAAACATCCACGCGAAGCGTAAGCGCATCGCTGCTGGGTCTGGCGAGAAGATGCGCAAGGTAGGCAGTAAGGGCGCGCCTACCGCGAAGGCGTTTAAGAAGGCCGCGAAGACAGCAAAGAAGAAATAGCATGGCGCGCACGAAGGCAGAGAAGATCGCAGCAGCGAAGAGGCGCCACGGGTTCACGGCGGTGAATAAGCCGCGACGCGGCGGGCCGAAGAAGTTTGAGGTGCTGGCGGTTGAGGGCGACACGGTGAAGAAGGTTAACTTTGG